CCAAGATATTGGAGTTGCTCGTCGCCATATGAAATACGACAATTGTTTTTGGGAAATAGATAAGCGTTGGGAAAAGTACCCAATATGGGAAAAAGAAGAAGCTGAAAAGCAAAAACAAGACCCAAGATATGTCCACCCAGATTTAAAAGAATTTAAAGAATATTGCTGGATACGCAGGATAGGTGGTCATTGGTTTATGAATAACAATAAACCTACCTATATAACAGGAACTCATTGGTTTTACCTTTCTTGTTATCACCTTGATATTGGGTTACCCAAATACAGAGATGTAGATAGAGAGTTCTTTTACTCTTGGGAATATTCAGTACAAGACCCTAACTGCTTTGGGTTAGTAGAAACAACTAAACGTCGTAGCGGTAAAACATATAGAGCAGGTTGTATTGCATTAGAGCAGTCAACTCGTTCAGAAAACTTCTGGGCAGGTATTCAATCCAAAACAGATGATGATGCTAAATCAGTATTCAGAAAAGCTATTGTTAATCCTTATAGAAAATTACCTTCTTTCTTCAAGCCTATATCAGATATGCCTAATACAGGTAAAATACCTGCTACAGGGCTTAAATTTCAAAGCGGAAAGGTAGATATAGATGGCGAAGAGTTAATGTCAGGAATAGATTTTAAATCGTCAACAGAGGGTGCTTATGATGGACAAAAACTTGGTTTTTACATTGGTGATGAGGCAGGTAAGACAATGATGGTTGATATCAACAGAAGATGGAATGTTGTTAAGTATTGTTTAATGGACGATGAAGGACGTATTATAGGAAAGGCGCTCCATACATCTACGGTAGAGGAAATGGAAGCTGGTGGTAAAGCATACTTTGAAATGTGGCAAGGCTCCGACCAAACTACTAAAGAAGGAAGAAGAACTCCAACAGGTATGTATAAGTTTTTTACTCCTGCTCAAAAAACACGTCATATAGATAAGTTTGGGTTTGCTAATGAAAAGTTAGCATTACAAGATATATTAGAAGAAAGGGAAGCATTGCGTAATGACCCAAGGGCATTATCATCTGCTAAAAGAAAAGAACCATTAGATGAAAAAGAAGCATTTCAAACAGATGCTTCTAAATGTGTATTTAACCCTATTATACTTAATGATAGGTATGATTTATTAAAATGGACAAAACCTAAGATATTAAGAGGTAACTTCCAATGGGAAGATATGAAAAAAGACTCTAATGTCACCTTTGTAGAAAACCCTAATGGTAGGTTTCAAGTATTAGAATTTCCAGACTTTTCTAATAATGTAGAAAGAAAAGGGGATTATGTATACGCTCGCAACAAACATATGTATTGTGCAGGAATTGACCCTTATGACCATGTTAATGTAACTAAAGAGCACCAATCAAGAATGTCTAATGGTTCATTATGTATTATAAAAAAAGGTAATCCTATTAAGCCTACTGCTTATGACGGAGCACCTGTTTGTTTATATTTAGCCAGACCAACTCCAGAAATATTCTATGAAGATTGCCTTATGGCATTAACATATTTTGGTTGTCAAGCATTAATAGAAACGCAAAAACCAGGTATCTTACATTATTTTGAGTCAAGAGGTTATAAAGATTTATGCTTTACTCCTCCAGGGAAAGACAAACCAGGTATTGCAGCAACGCTTACAAATAACGTATATATAGCAGAATTGACTGACCAATATATATCTACAAAGATTGATAATGTGTGGTTTGTAGAGCTTATAGATGATTGGTTAAGATTTAGCCCAAATGATACAACTGAGTTTGACGCTGCTATGGCTATGGGTTATGCATTAATGATGACATATAATCCACAATACAATCCAAAACAAAAAGAAACCAAACAAGTCCCAATAGAAGATTACCTTAGCTTTATGAAAGGTAAACGGACAGGGGGTATATTTGGTAAGTATTCTTAACGTATTATATTCAATATAAACAAACTAAATTGCTGAGATGGCAGAAATAGTATCAAGTGTAGGGGTAAACTTCCCTGATGAAAATATCGACCCAAAGTTAAAGACGGAAAAGCCTTTTTTATTGCAATATGCGCGTGCTGCGTATTCTGCTTATGGAGATACTCCTTTTGGTTCAATTGGCTGGAGAAGCCGTGACAAATACGAATGGGTAAAAACCTATGCTCGTGGTCAACAAACAATTGACAGATATAAACGCATACTATTGCCTGACCAAGACCCTACTAATAATACATTAGTGGTAGATTGGTCTGTATTACCTATTGTTCCTAAATTTAGAAGGGTAGCACTTGGTTTGTTAGAAAAAACAGATTATAATATTACAATCAACCCTATTGACCCCTTAGCTGCTAATGAATTGGAAGACCAAATATTAGAGTTAAAAATGAAAACTGAAATGCGTAATGCTTTTCAGCAAGAACAAATGGGTCAACCTAATCCTATAATGCCTCCACAAGCTATGCAAGCAGAAGGAGAGCCTGATGATTTAGATGGCATTGAAATATTTGAAATAGGGTTACGTCATAAAACTGCTATGGAAGCAGAGCAAGCAGTTGAATTAACATTTACTCAAAACGATTATAATGGTCAAAGAAGACAAGAGCTTCAAGATTTATTTGACTATGGTGTAGCAGCATTTAAAGATTATAGAGATGGTGATTTAGTAGGTTTTAGAAGAGTTGACCCAAGAAGGTTAATTATAAGCTATTGTACTTATCCTGATTTTAGAGATTTAAGATATGTGGGTGAAATTATGGAAGTTCCAGTAGCTCAACTTATTCAAATGTCTGATGGTGAATTAACAGAAGATGATATTAAGTTAGTTTACAAATTGGCTTCTACAAATCAATTTAGACCTTCTATGCCTGTAGGTAATGCTTACTATGGTAGCTATTCTGACTTTTGGAACAGAGGTAAAGTAGAAGTATTAGATTTAGAAATTTTGTCTACAGATGAATTAGTTAGAGAAGAAAGAATTGACAGACGTGGTAACATGATTTTTGGCAAGGCAGGGTTTGATGATTATAATAATAAAAAAGACAAATACAAAAGAAAACAAATACAAGGTGTTTACCGAGTAAAATGGGTTATAGGAACAGATATATGTTTTGATTATGGTAAACAATATGATATTAAACGCGACCCTATTAACATGGCGCGTGCTAAATCAAGTTATAACATTAGTGCAGTTGACTTTTATGATATGAAAACATTTAGTCGTATGGAAGCAATTATCCCATACGCTGATGCAATCCAATTAGCATATTATAGATTACAGCATGAATTAAATACATCTGTACCTAAGGGTTTTAATATTAACCTAGCGGCATTAGAAGAAGTTAGTTTATCTGGTGGTGGTCAAGCAATGAAACCTTCCGATATTATTGATTTGTATTTACAAAGAGGTGTATTGGTTAGCCGTTCTGTATCTTTTGATGGAAGACCAGTTCCTCCTGCTATACAAGAATTACAAGGTGGAACAGGTGGTGCTATTGCAGAGTATTGGAATTTAATTAACCAAAATCTTGACATGATACGTCAAACACTTGGGTTAAATGAATTGACAGATGCTTCATCTCCAAACCCTAAGTTATTGACAACGGTTGCTAATTTAGCAGCATCAGGAACTAACAATGCATTAAGTGATATTAATTATTCTGATAGATATTTAGCGCAAGCATTATCTGAGTCTATTGTAATTAGAGTACAAGATATAATTAAAAGTGGTGGAGGAGAAGCTTTTGCTGAGTCATTAGGTAAAGGAACAGTACAAATGCTTAAAATTTCTCCAGATATTACTAAATACACATATGGTGTAGATATTGTGGATAAACCTACTGCAGAAGAAAAAGCTAAATTAGATGAATTAGTTAAAGTCGCTTTACAACAAGGTCAAATAGATATTAGTGACGTAGTTCGTTTAAATAACATTAAAAATATAAAACAAGGTGAAATGTTCCTTGCTTACAAAGTACGCAAGAACATGGAGAAAAAACAACAAGAGGCTATGCAACAACAGCAAATGAATGGACAGATACAACAGCAATCTGCCCAAGTTGCTGAGCAAGCTAAACAACAAACGCTTCAAATGGAATACACAATGAAGTCTGAGTTGGAAAAAGTAAAAGCTGAAATGGAAGCTCGTTTAATTGAATTGCGTGGTCAATTTGATTTAGAAAGAGAAAGAATTGCAGCAAGTGGAAGGGTTGAGTCATCTTATGTACAAGCTGTAGAAAGACAAGATAGCAATGTTAGAGACAACAAAGCTAAATTAATTAAAGAGGATAAACAAGATGGTGTTGCACAAATTGATATCAAAGCTAACTTAGAGTCAAGAGTAGCTCCAGAAACTACAGGAGGGAAAGAACTAACACCTACTGTTCAGCCATTTGATTTCTCTGAACCTTCTATGCCTGAGCAAAACCCTATGGCTAAAGAAGAACCACAAATGGGAATGGAAGAAGCAATGGGTAGTCAAATGCCTCAAGAAGGTATGATGCCTGAAGGACAGCCTCAAGAAGAAGCAATGGAAATGCCTCAAGAAGAAATGGAAGAAGGAAATCCTCAGCAAGAACAAGATGCACAAATATTACAAATGTTAGGTGTACAATAAACTAACGTATTATATTATCAACAACAACTAAACACATATGTCAGAAACACAACAAGTTGTAGAGCAAGCTCCAATTGAGCAGCAAGCACAGCAAGTTCAAGAACAACAAGTTCAAGCAACTGCAACGCAAGAAATGCCTCAAGAGCAACCTCAACAAGTACAACAACAAGAAGAAACAGGTTGGAAAATCTCTTCTTTTAATTCTGATAGAGACATCTACAGAAATAATACAGAAGGATTTAACCTACAAGAGTCTGAAGAGCCTCAAGCACAAGAGCAAGTTCAACAGCAAGCTGAAGAACAAGTTCAACAAACTCAAACCCAAGAGCAGCAAATGCCTAATGGGTTAAAAGAAAAGTTAATGGAAGCTCGTCAAGCTAAATTAGCGCAACAGCAAGAAATTGACCCTTTTGAGAAGCTTGGAGTAAAAGATGACCCATACTTTCAAAAGCTTTACGAAGCTTACAAGAATGATGCGTTAGAAGACTTTTTGGTTGCAACCCATACTAATTACGATGAAATCGCTGATGCTGATTTAATTCGTATGCAAGTAGAAAATCAATATCCTACTCTTCAACCTGATGAGAAAGAGTTGATTTTTAAAATGAAATTAGAAAGAGAGTTTAACATAACAGATTTAGAAGATTCTGATAATCGCGCTGGTCAGTTGTTAATGAGACTTGAAGCACAAAAAATCCGAGATGGGTTAAAGCAAGAACAAGCTCAGTATCAAGTAAAGCCAAGAGTGAATGATGAATTTGAACAGTACAAATCTCAAATGGAAGCTCAACAGTTACAAGTTCAGCAGCAATTAGCACAATTTCAAAATTATTTGGTTTCAACGCCACAATACAAGAATTTCGAGACGAATAGAATTGTAGAATTTGGCGAAGGTGAAAACAAAATAAAATATGAAGTAAATGCTAAACCTGAAGATTTTGTAAATGACTCGGTAAACCAAGATAACTTTTTTGCAAAGTTTATTAATCAAGATGGCGCACTTGATATAGAAAAATGGCAAAAAGTTTGGGCTTATGCAAATGACCCAGCAACGGTTGAAAGGGCAATCTTTAATGCAGGCAAAAGTCGTGGCGAAAAAGGATTGTATGATGAGCTACATAATTCAAAAGTGGAGAATATGCAAAACACTCCACAAAGAAGTTCAGGGTTTGTAATTAAATCTATTGATGGTAGACGCTTTGGATAATATAAAATAAATTATAAACTTTTTAAATAAATAAAAAATGGCAATTAATTCTGCAGGAAATGCTTGGAACGGTAAACAGTTTACTGGTTCTATTGCAAATACAGACAAACCTTATGTCTCTAAAAACCGCCCTGGTGGTGTTGACAATGGCACTAATACTGCCTCTTTAATTCAATCTACATCACTTTTAGACCAACGTGATATCTACAAACAATTAGTAGATTTACAAGATGACGCTGAGTGGTTAGACTTTATGTGGATGGCAGGTAAAAAAGAAGCTACTTCTGTACCTACATA